ACTTCCTTGGTAAGTTCGACATCTTTCAGTGTTGCTTCTAATGACTCTTTCATGTAATTGAAACTTTAGGAGTCAACCGTATTTACAAAAAGACACAATGCCACCGCCACCAATCCCACGATGATGGCTAGTGCCAGTCTGCTCCATATCTGTTCGCTATACCAGTTTAACCGCATACGCATAGCCCTTTCTTTTATTTTACCTTTAGCGCAGCCTTGGCACGCTTCAAGTAATTTCGTCTTGACTCCAAGCCGTAGGTTCCGCCATTAATCGTCTTGGTGATAACGGTAAAGCTATCACTATCAGCCTTCTCGTTCAAGCCGTGTTTCCACCACCACCACATAGCACTCTTGGTAGCATATCTAGGCTGCTCCAGCAACTCAGGATGCTCCATAATATCCTCAGTCACCTCCTTACTTTTCTGCAAAGCCTGATAGTTCGCCCTGCCAGTAATCTGAATCAAGCCTCTGCCACGATACTTGTAGCCGTCACCATCTTTCAGGTTGCCGAGCATATTCTTCAACTTGCCCACGTCATACTTGTGGAAATAGTTTCTGTTTCCCAACTCCTTGGTGTATCTCAGTTCGCCACTCTCATGTGCTATCTGAGCCAAGAAGTGCGCCATGCGCTTTGGGGTCGTAATCTTATACGTATCTGCATAGCCATTGATGTAAGGCAGAAAAGCATCCACCTTATCCTTTGCGTTCGGCATAATCGCCAAAATCTGTTCTCTTGTTACCTTCATATTACTTACTATTCTTCGCTTGTTTCTGCATATTTGCAAGTTCGTTCTTCACAATACTCTCAAAATTGCCTAGTTTTGTCTTAAAATAAACGTTTACCCCGAATATTGCTCCAGAGTAAACCAGCGTCTGACTAACGTACCATAGTACACCATCAGACACTACATAATTATTCAGAAAGAATGATAGGAATGTGAGTACAACACCACTCAATAACATTCCAATAGCTGCACCATATTGCAATCCTTCACGTACGTTTGTAGTCATAACTTATCTTTATATACTATTAATATTAATAATATGCAAAGATAAGAAATGATTCTCATATAGTCACTTTATCCGTTAATAGTATGCCATATTTTGCTAGTTGGATGCAAGCAATCAGGGTCTTGCAGATACTCTATAGCCATAATCACCACCATTTCCTTCAATTCGTCTGCATCCTTGCTATATCGCTCCAATAATTGATGATGGTCGCTCCTCAGCAGATTCATGGTCACTGCCAAGTCATGGATAGTGTAATCAGAAATATCATCCTGATGCTTGTCGAACACTTCTCTTATCTCCTCATCCGAGAAGAAAGGAGCCATGTGCTTGGTTCCGTCCGAATCCTCGTACCACATATCCTTGATAGCTTCATCGGCAAAGTTCTTGTCAAAATGACCTTCACCAATAACGCTATACACCATCGTGCAAAGATGATGCACCTCCACTTCACTCATATTGCGAGTCAGATACCTACCGATAGCCTTGGCTACCCCAATCATCTGCTCAGGAGTCAACTCCTGCTGATACTTATCCAAGAAATCTACAAAATCCATAATATAAAAATTAAAAGTTTATGATGCCGCAAAGATACGAATATCTTTCATGCAGCACCATAAACTCGTAGATATTTCTGTAGCTATCTGTTTATCAGATAAATACACTTACGATAAAAACACCTCCTTTCTTTATTCGTCCTTAAATCTGGTTCTCTTCTCTCCGCCCCTCGTCCAGATGTCGTTTTTCTTGCGTTTCGACACCTTGCCGAGCACATCATTCTCGTAAAGTTCAGGCTTGTCTTCCCTCCCTTGGGTCTCCGTAGCAATACCACCATTCGGGTTGCCACCTTGGCTGGCATCAGGTTTCCCATTGCCATACCATTTCTTGTCACTTGGTTTGTCTGCTATCATAACTATAAATTAATCAATAATCACTAATCAATAATCACTAAACATTATGCCGCCAGCGGTGGAGTCTGTCCGTCAGGGTTCACCCCCTGACCGCTCATCATCTGCTGCAACATCGCCTGAGCCTTCGGATTGCTCTGTGATGCCTGAGCCACTTGTGCTTGTAGCTGAGGCGAGAATCCTTGCGGCATTTCACCATTCTTGATAGCTTCCTGATTAGATGCCACCGATTGCAACAACTCTTCACCGAATGGGAAGTCACCAACTTGCAACAACTGCTCCAGCGTGATAGCCTGAGCCTGCCACAATGTCATGAGGAACTCATTTGCCATCTGTCTATATACAGGAGTAGCCGTACTTTCCGTGATGTTGATGTCAAACTCCACGTCTCTAATCTTCTTAGGGTCGTAGTGTACAATCTGTCCTGCCCTTCCCACGATATTGAAGTTTCGAGCCACGTCATAGTACTGCTGTATGTTCTTAACGGTCTTGTATGCTCCATCAATGATAAACTGGCTGAAACTCTCCAAAATATCAAGCAGCGACATAGTGGCATTCTGTGTCTGCTGGGCATAAAGCGAACCGCTCGTACCCGAAACTCCTGGTTTGCCTTGCAGCGCACCATTCACTCCCGATATATCCTCAAAGAACTTCAACTGGAAACTGAGCAAGTCACCGATACCGATGTTCGTAGAGTTGTTCGCCACTTGCTGAGGAACCTGACCACTCTTGTTGGGCTTGTATCTCACCACACCATTGAACCTACTCCACTCATCGCAGAAATCATCCCAACTCATATCATCAGGAAGACAATCCTCTGGGCATAGCAATACACCCTTGGCACTCGCACGCATGATGAAGTCATACATCGTGATAAGTCGGTTAACGTATCTCTGCTGGTCAATCACATCTTCAACAAAGCTATGAATCTCGCCATCAATAAACGGATAGAACTTAAAGCAGTATGGATGCTCACCATGAGCATAAGGAGTCTCACCTTCTCTCAGAATATCACCGAAAGGAGAAAGATAATAGAAATGCCAGTAATCATCCATAAACCACTCAGCATCAATCAGAGGAATATCCTCTTCCAGCATGCCAGCAGCCATACCTCGCCTGATTCTGTCTCTGTTCTCTGCATCTACAATGTCTGACTTATCCTCAATATCAATCTTGAAATCATCGCCATTGTTGTAGTCATGACATCGGTATCTTGGCTTACTCTCCTTTCTCCAAACCTCAATCACTCGGCAAAGCGAAGGGTTGGAAGGATTCATAAAGTCAATAGTCTTAGGGTCAAACTCCCCGAATCGCTGGGTGCAGTCAGCTATCACGAAATCACGGTTAGCTGCCAGTCTGTATATCTCCTTCAACTTGCGAGCCTCAGCAGGAGACTTGGCAAACTCTCTCAGCACATTTCCAATGGTAATGTCATGCACCTCACCCAAGCAACTCACGTCCCAACCACGGAAATCCCTCATATTGTTGTCTATGAAGAAATTGTTCGGGTTCACGTAGTCCGTCCAGCAATCCAACCTACCTCTTCGCCATCCATACTTTTTCTTATAGATGGCAGCACCGCTTATCAGGAACTCTTCCATGGTACGTGCATCCACCTCCGTCTCTCGGTTCAGTTGTCGGTTACATTGCAGTACCACGCTCATGGTCTCACCATATCGCTTCTCATCCTTATCTCTTGCGTTGCAGGTAGGTTCCTTACTCTGGGAGCGATAAACACCCAGCACATTCTTCACCAATCTTCTGATAAGGTTGTTCTTCAATGGTTCGCTGCCCTGCTCACGGATATAGTCTTCCTCCCTGATACGCTTTTTAAAGCCACACTTGCTTTTGAACTCAATGGTATCTCCCCACTGGTCTCCGTAGCAGTATCGCTTATTTCTCTCCCTTCGCTTTCGGAAGTTATCCATGTTGTTGTAATATCGCTGAGCCTCCAGCAAGATAGAGAAGGCACGCTCATAAGGTCGGTCAAAGCGTTTCATCGACTCCTTCACGCTATCCAGTTCATCCTTATCAATCACCTTGCTCAACGATAGCAATTTAGCTTTTTCTTTCTTCTTTGCCATAGTTATTGTGTTTCTGTAGGTTCAACAATATGTGCCAGCTTCCTAGCCACACCCATCAGAGTGCCAGCCGTATCGGTATCGCCAAGACTGATGCACGTCAGGTAGCCAGCCATATAGGTGATGGAATCCTTCAAGGTATCAGGCAGGGTAATCTTGCCATCCGTCTCATAAGGCATACACACACACGATAGAGCCACCTTAGCCTTGTCGCTCCTGCTGGTATATAGTTCCAAGAACCGCTCGCCATCATGATGGATAAGCGCAGCAATAGGTCGCTCATAGTTACCTCTTACCCCGAATCGGCTGCCCTGCATCTTGTAGGCATCATCATCCTCCGTGATAATCTGAGCCGAACGTTTCCAGTCACTAGCCTTTACACTCAGTATTCTAATCATATCCGATGGAAGATACATGGTTCCCACATAAGCCCCATACGATTCCTCCCACACCACATCAAGCCCCTCGAATCTCTGTCCGTCAAGCAAGTGGGCAGGAGCATCCGTCAGAATGATTCTTGCTGCATCCACAATCTTACTCTGAATCAACTCGCCCTGTGTCAGGGTATCAGAATCCGTTGGGGTCAGCAAGCCAGCAGACTCTTGGTTTCTGTCCAAGAGCACCTTCACTTCTTTCACCAGTTCAGATACAGCATACGTACTCATTATTCCAGTCCTTCTAGTTCAACACCCTTCTCCTTGGCAATCGCCAAAATATCGTCCTTGGTCTTCAACTTGGAGCGACTCACACCATAAGACTCAGCCAGATAGTCTCTAGCATCCTCAAAGTCTGTCACAATGTGGGTCTTCTTCTCGTCAACCTTCTTTTTGGTCTTGGCAGCAGCCTTCTTCTTTGCTTCCGCAGCTTTCTTCTTCTCGTCAACCGATTCCACCAAGAAGAACTTGTCGTTAAACCAATAATGCGACTCAATAGCCTTCTGCAATTTCGGGTCTCTTGTCATATAGACACTACTGCCCATAGTCTTACCCTCGAAAACAATTCGCACTCGCTCGTTACCTACCATAACGCTGAATGCCAAATCTGTTCCTGCTTGATATGTATTAAACATGATTATACCTTATTATATATGTGTTACTAAAAAAGGGATGGGGCTAGTGCCCACACCCCTCTCTATTTAATGAATAATTTGAAAATCTACTTGCTTTTAGGCAGCAGCCTTCACCTCTGCATCATCTGTCTGAGAAACCTCCTCAGGAATCTTGGCAAGGCGCATACGGGCATGAGCCTTAGGGTACTTCAAGTACAGACAAGCTACCTCCTGAATCACTACTGCATCGGTGTTACGGATGCCAGCCTTCTTCAAGTCAAGTACGTTTCGTGTCCAAGACAAGTGTACTCGCTTTACCAAGAACTCAGGGTCAAGGGCAAAGCCGCAGTCACTCATGCCGAAGATGTCAAACAACTCAGAGTGAATCATCAGTACCTCACCGAAGTCAGTCTCCCAACTCTTGAACTTCAAATTCCAAACCTCAACGGTGTCCTTCAAACGGAACTTATCAGACTGAATCTTACTGAATGCACTCACAAATTCAGAACCAGCGATAATCACCTTGCGCTTGTTGCCTATACCAGTACCCACAAACAAGTCCTTTGAAATATCAACCAACTCCAAGTCTGTAATTACTCGTTCATTCTTGTTACGACCATTCTTGATTTCATCAGCAGTAGCCACATGACCTACTTCAATGTCCTTACCAGCCATCCACCAGATACCCTTAGTGAACCACTGGGCAGAGTTGTTCTTGGTTGTATGTTTGATGCAAGCCATATCACCGAAGAGATAAGTACCCTCCATGGCAAGACGCATATCGTAGATGCTATCCTCCTCAATGTCTGAGAAATCCCAATCTACTCGCTTATCAGCAATCTTGTCAAAGGTACTCTGCTCAACCTGAATCATGAAGTTCTGGCAATACTGAATCTCAGAATCAGGAAGGTTGTTGAAACGACCAGTCTGTACATCCAACTCACCACAACTCTTAGCCATACGGATAAGCATCTGACCCTTCTTCAAGGCAGGAATACCGATAGCCTGCTTATTGACCAACTTACCATTTACAGCAAACACAATAGGATAACCCTCATTGTCCTTACCGCAAACACAAAGTTCCAAATCAGGAGTAGGAGCATCAGTAATGGTTGAATAAGCAACACCCTTATAGTTGGTAATCGCCTTCACACCAACCACTCGGATGGTATCATCCAGCGTAAACATTTCTGGGTCTTCTACCTTCAACACCATAGATGTACCAGTACTCTCCACTGATGCTTCCTTCACGGTAGTCTTGATTGGACGTGTGCCGATACTCCAATACTCTACTACAAACGAACTTGCAGACTTGGTTGTTGCATAGCGTGAAATCTGGTCAACAGGAGTAGCCATCGGACGAATCTTGGTAATCTTGTCGTTGATGTCGTTCTCATAGAACTCTATACCATTTTCGTTATAGTGCTCACGACCTTTGGTTTCGGTAGCAATACCATCATCCTGACGAGCCGCACCGCCATTGCCTGCATCATCGGCAGCAGTAGCACCACCAGCCTCGGCAGCATGACCACTCTCGGTACTACCGCCATCAGGCAGAGCCGTCTCAGCCATGAGAACCTGACCATTCACTCCAAAAATAACTGCCATAACCATCATGAAGATGGAAAGCAGCCGATTAAATGTACTTTTTTTCATTGTTATTCTGAATATTAATTAAACATTATATTATCTTTTCACCTTGTCGAATTATCTAATGTGTGTTCTCTTCTCGTTGCCACGCTCCCAGATGCTACCCCTTCGTGATACTCTGCCCATAGCACCAAGGTCAGGCTGGTTATCCGTTCGCTTGGTCTCCGCATTGGCAGAATCAAGGTCGGCAGTACCATCGCCCTTCTTGCGTAGCTGCAAGTTCTTGATATGCTTACTATTCTTACCACGAACCTCACCTTCATGTGCCGCATCAGCCACATCGGTATCATGGTTCTTAGCCTTGATGAAAGCAGTAATCATTTCCTCTGTAAACTTGCCAGTCACCACATTTCGCATGGTCTGAAAGCACTGGTCGATGGCATCGTTCACAGCTTCCTCGCCATACTTCTCCTCCAACTTGTCAAACACCTCATAGCTGGAAGGCATATTCTTATCATACTCCTCCTGCAATTTCTTGCCGTTGGCAGCATTCTGCAAGAACTCCGACTGAGCCGATGCAATCTCATCCGCATTGTCTGGGTCAGAGTAGTAGTCAATGGCATCCTCACCATGAGTGCGAATCAACTCGGCATAAGGACTCTTTCCAGCCTTCATCGCTTGAAGGAAGGTAGCCGCCTCAGGGTCACTACCCAACCAGTCACCCATCGCCTTCTCGTTATCCTTATAACCCTGCAAAGCCTTCTGGTCGGCATCATAATCATCGTTGATTGCGCCATACATGGCTTCATCATCCGCATACTCCGTATCGGGGTGGCGGGTCTTCAAACGCTCCAAAGCCAAGTCTCTCTTGGTCTTCGTTTCCTGCTGCTTGGCAGCACCAGCATTCTGTTCAATATTTGTATTACCTGGCATATATATATGTATTATTTGATAAATCAATGCCCAAAATTAATGCTTTTTCGGCTAATTTGTACTTTATCCGTTAATTATCGTTATTCTAATACGACTAATTCGATTATTTTTTGTATATTTGCAGTGTCAGATATGAAATATAAGGATTCACGGTGTGATTTTAAAGATGAACGTAATGCTGACATATTGAGAGCTTATCGTGAGATACTTACGATGGGAGACAATATGACACTCTCAGAGATTGAGGAAAAGCTATCCCAGTCTCCGAGCAGTAGATTTTGGGTCTCGGAAGACCGTGCTTATATAGTCATATTAGACTTATTATTGGGAAAATCCATTGATTATATGATACCAACCCGAAGGGCAATGTATCAGGAGATTTTCAGAAGATTCAAGAATTATAGAAAGCAATATCCACACTTATCCAAGATGGATATTATCAAACGTGTATGCTACGAGCCAGCACCCAGCTTCTATCTTACTCCGTCAACCATGCACGTTATACTTTATAGGGTGAGAAAGGAGGAGAAGAAAAGATGCAACGAGGAGCGAAAGAGAAGATTGCGCTTTATGCAGGGTACATTATAATAATGTGTATCACCCTTATGGGCTATGATGGTATGGGCTTGTATGATGGCTGCACTCTTTGGCAGCGCATCAGTTATCCGTTCTTTCATCAGAACGTCTTCCATGCCGCCATCAACCTTTATGTTTTCCATCAATGCTACCGAGCCATACCTTGCGGCATCGGTCACATGGTCGCATTCTATATCATCGCCATCAGCTATCCTTCCCAATCCTCCGTACCAATCATCGGTCTCAGCGGTTTTATCTATGCCTACATGGGGTTCATCGCCCCTTACGTCAATAAAAAGGTAAGATACAATACCATCATCTTTCTCTATATCAGTATCGGAATCTTCATTCCCTGCATGGCAGTTGGAGTCCACATCTACTGCTATGTACTAGGTTTGTTGTGGGGTTATCTAAATGCACCGCTATGCCAAGACAAGTAACCGCCAAACTGACTGATGCTCTTGACAAACACGTATTGGGCATCCTGAAAGAGAACGATAAACGCATCAAGGAAATCAACACACCTTTCAATCCTGTCAAGGGTGAAGGTTGTGGAGATAAGCGATTCCTGCTCTTCCTGCCCGATTACCCGATTCAGAAACAGAACCTTCCTATATCTATGAAGAAGATTCCGCTCGTCAAGATGCTCATTGAGTTGGGTAGCTGCAAGGCAGTAATCGAGGAACTGCATAAGGATATAGACGAGCCGTACAACGAGGAGGAGGAAATGGAACAACTGGTGGAGCAGTTTACTCGCATCAGAATGAAACATGACCCTTTCTTCTTCTTTGCCGTATTCATCTATATCAAGCCGAAAGGTGGAGGTCTCCCCTTCCGCTTTGTGCTCAGAAGACCGCAGCGTAGATTGCTCAGGTGGCTGGAGGAGCGAAGAAAGAAGAATCGCCCTATCCGTCTCATCCTGCTGAAAGCCCGACAATGGGGAGGTTCAACGGTTATTCAGATGTACTTCCTCTGGCTGCAACTCATGTGGCAGAAGGGTCTCAACTCGCTGATTGTTGCTCAGGTCAAGGACACCGCAGAAACCATCCGAGGAATGTTTGATGAAGCATTGAAGATGTTCCCAGTCAAGTTCCTGCATGAAATGGGAGATGCATATACCGAGAACGAGCCTAAGTTTGTTGGATTCGGAACATCAGGTAACGTCAAGAAGGTTCCTCAGAGATTCTGCAAAATCAAGGTAGGTTCCATGCAGAAACCAACTTCTGCAAATGGTGAAGACTACAACCTTATCCATTGTTCCGAGGTGGGATTGTGGGAGAAGACGGAAGGCAAGTCTCCTGAGGAAGTTGTGCAGAATGCAACCAATGGTGTGCTCTACAGACCATACACGATGATAGTATATGAATCAACCGCCAATGGTACTGGAAACTTCTTCCATCAGGAGTGGTTGGCAGCAGAAGCAGGAGAATCGGTATTTGAGCCGTTCTTCGTACCTTGGTTCGAGATTTACGACCTATACCATCTTGACTTCGAGAGTAAGAAACAGAAAGAGGAGTTCGCAAAATGGTTGTACGACAACCGCAACAACACCAACACGATGTCTAATCGTGAGGAGCCAGTTACCTATCTTTGGAAGTTGTGGCAGATGGGAGCACCTTTGGAAGCTCTCAACTGGTATATCATGGAGCGCAAGAAGTTCACTGACCATGGCGATATGGCTAGCGGATTCCCTTCTGACCCAGTAGAGGCCTTCAAGCACTCAGGAGCCAAGGTATTTGCAGAAGAGAAGGTTGACCAGTTCAAGAAAGGTTGCCGAGCACCTAAGTTCATCGGTGATGTGTATGGAGACGGATATAAGGGAAAGAAGTGCCTACAGAATGTTCGATTCACAGAAGACAAGACTGGGCAGTTGTGGATATGGAGCAAGCCAGAGTACTTTGACGATTGCAAGGTCACAAACCGCTATCTGGTTGTCGTGGATATTGGCGGTAGAGGTAGTAAGGCAGACTGGTCTGTTATCTGTGTCTTCGACCGATATTGGATGATGGAAGGCGGCAAACCATACGTGGTAGCCCAATGGTACGGACACATAGATATGGACTTGCTGGCATGGAAGGCAGCTCAGATAGCCAAGTACTACGACAATGCCCTATTGGTGATTGAATCAAACACCTTGGAGACAAAAGACAAGGAGCACATCTTGGAAGGTGGTGACCAGTCTGAGTTCATCCTGAATCAGATAAAGGACGTTTATGACAATCTCTATGCCCGAAAGCAGAGCGAAGCAGACATCAAGGAAGGTCTTCCACGCAAGTACGGATTCCATACCAATGTGGCAACCAAGCCGATGGTTATTTCTGTACTGGTTCAGGTAGTCAGAGAGCATCTATACGTTGAGCGTGACCAGCGATGCCTGAATGAGTTCCTTACCTACGAGCGTAAGAAGAACGGAGCATACGGAGCCATTGACGGCAAGCACGATGATTTGCTCATGACAAGAGCCATCGGACTCCACATCTGTTTCAATGAAATGGAAATGCCAAAGATGATTTCCTATCAGACAAGAGTAATGAGAAGAAAGGTATCTGTTTCGGCAGCAACCATCATATAGTATCAATAATTAATAATTACCATTATGAAAGTAAAAAACATTTTCAAGCGTATCAAGTGCGAAATCATGTACCGCCAAGCTACGGCTAAGGCAGACCTCGCAGCAAAGAAGAACCACGGTGACATCTTCTATGTCCTCCCTACGCAGAAGGGCAACTTGATGATTATGAACCGCTCCTATTTTGAAGCGTTCAAAAAGGAAAAGCTGGTAGATAAAGACATGAAGGTTAGAGACCTCTTCAAGGATTGCGTCTATCATACCAACTGCAAGAGCAAGAAGGGAAAACTCAGCAGAAAGCGCAAATTCCTACGCTGGAAAGGCTTAATCTAAAGTTTTTCCGTTCAAGTGTTAACGGATAAAGGATAGGTAGAGAAAATTCTACCTATCTTTGCGTATTATTAATAATGTGTATCAAATATGATTTATAAGATTGTACAAGGCAACGCTTTCAAACTCCATATCTTGGTGCGGAAGATGGACTTGTCGAAGGAGTTCAACCGACTGGTTGACTTCGACCTGACCAAGGCATCCGACATCAAGGTGGAACTGCAATGCTGTTTTGATGATTCCATCATCGTGCCAACGTCCATCGGTGGCATCGAGCATAATGTGCTGGTGTGCAATATCCCATCCACCCTAGACATCGGCAACTACAATGTAGCCGTATCATGGAACTACGATGGCTATGCCATGAAGAGTGTGGAGCGAAACATCATGCAGATTGTGGAGACCAACAATAGGGTGAAGATTCCTGTTGGCATTTTCCAAGGTGAGACGGTAGGCATGTTCGACCTCCGTTACTATATGGTCACAAAAAACCAGTCAGATTGCACCTTTGTCTATTCTCTGGATGATGTAACCCTCTCCTCTACTCCTGCCACATTGAAGTTGGGCGAGAAGTACGAGGCAACGCTTACCCCAGCCGAAGGATTCAACCTCGGTTTGGTGAAGGTAGTCATGGATGGAGCCGACATCACAAGAGACGTTTACAAGGATGGCAAGATTGAGATTCCAGCCGTATCAGGCTACGTAAGCATCATGGCAAATGGCGATGATAACCTCTATTATTACGGAGCCACCGCAGCCAAGGATATGTGCCAGTTTAATATGGAAGACCTCACCAAGGTAGTGGGTGACATAGTAGATAAGTCTATCACGGTTACTACTACCCAAGAAAAACCATACGTCTGGTTCGCCAGCCGTGTTCCAGTGGTCTTCTCCCAGTCAGGACTCACATCAGCGTTCAACACCACCAAGATTGGTGACATTTTCTACTACTGGAGTGACCAACTGAAAGCAGGAGAACATACATATAACGCTAAATTAAAGTGAAATGGCAGCAGAGAAAGTAAACTATAGTAATACGCTCGTAAGTGACAGAGCCGATGAGACCCTGACCTACACCCGATACGTGAAGGATGAGAGTTCAGGCAAATCCACCAAGGAGCTTCTGGACGAGAAGGTCAACAAGACCGACAAACTCGACACGACCCAGATTGCCGACCAAGCCGTCACTACTGAGAAATTGGAGAATGAATCGGTAACAACTGAGAAACTGGATGCTGCATCCGTCACAACCGACAAGGTGGCAGATGCCAACATCACCACCTCCAAACTTGCCGACTCTTCCGTAGAGACCAACAAAATCAACAACAAGGCAGTAACTACGGAGAAGTTAAATGACGAATCGGTAGATAATTCCAAAATCGCTCCTAATGCGGTAACATCGGAAAAGATTAAGAATGAATCTATCATCACCGAAAAAATCAACGACCGAGCCGTAACCACGGAGAAAGTAGAGGAGAAAGCCATCACAAATACTAAGTTGGGTGACCAGTCTGTAGATGGCAGAGTAGTTCGTGAGGCATCCTTGGAATCAAAGCATCTTGCCAACGAGTCTGTAACTAGGGATAAGATAGCAAGAAAATCTATCACCAAGGATAAGATTGCAGAAGGTGCGGTGGATGAGACCTTGGTAAAGGATGGCAGTATTGTCAATTCCAAGCTATCCAAGAATGCAGTATCTACAGATAAAATCGAGAATGGCTCAGTAACCAACGATAAGTTGGCAAGCGGCACTTTGAAGATTGACAAGTTCGACCCAGAGCTTCGCAAATCAATTCAAGCCGCTACTGGTCTTCCTGATAATCTAGTAGAATTGATTCAGGACGTTGATGAGAGCCTAGCCAAGCTGAATGATACGGTATATCCAATCATCTTGGGCTTCACCATCACCCCGAATGTAGGCACGATGCAGACAGAGGTTCGCTATTCTGTTTCAAGCGACAACAAGCCCCTTGTGCCTGATACATCAATCATCAGCAAGCAGATTAATGACAATACCCAAAAGAATCTCTCAGACACTCCATCATCAGGTGGAACCCTATCCACTCAAATCGAAGGAGCTAGAGAAATCTTCAAGTTTACAATAGAGAAGGAAGGTAGAACTGGAAAGAGCACATCACAGACTCGCTATCTCTGCTACTCAGGAGGGAACCCAGCAGCCACCATGACCGCAGAAATCCTCAATACACTCAACAAGGTATCAGCTACAGGAATATCATTCAATCCAAAAGTAACTACTAAGGATAATGATTATATCTGGCTTGTAGTACCTAGTTATCTCTCAATCACCCGTGTAACCAGTGCTGGATTTGACGTTCCTTTATCTGCTCCTCAGGCTATCACCAATAGCTTAGGAACATTCAAAGCATACCGCACAGCAAATCCACTCACACAAGCTACATGGAATTTAGTAATATCGTAAAATAAAAAGATATGTCAGATAATAATATTAATGTAACAGCCCCACTACATGCAGCAACAAAACAAGGAAAGCTTGCAGCCGCAAGGGAGGTCTTCATGGATGGAGACAAGGAGACTCTTCAGCAGATAGGTGACAAGACACATCAGTTAGAGAATGCCGTCAAGGACATCACCGCAACTGGTGGAGCCTCTACTGCCAATGCCGTCTCTTATAGCAACGAGACTAGCGGCATGACTGCAATCACTGCCCAAGGAGCTATTGATGAACTTGCTGCTAAAAATAAGGTGCAAGATTCTACTATTGGTACTAAGGCAGAGAAGTCAGAGGTAGATACAGAACTTGATAAGAAATTCAACAAGGAGAATATTGTCCAAGAGTTCGGTGATTCAAAGGATAAAGTAGTCTCCCAGTTTGCTCTTCCATTCCGAGAAATAGAGTCTCCGGAGTTCATCAAGGCAATAGTAGATGCAGAAGACCACTTTCTTTTTGGCATTCAGCTTGATGGTTCCATTGAGTGGGGCAAGGGTATTCCTGCACCTATCAGAGCCAAGTTGCAGGAGATTATTAATCAATGCCAGCAGGGTAAGACAGATGTTCTTGAAGCTATTAATGCTGCTAAGGAAGAGTTATCTGCAAGCATCACAGCATTGCAGGAAGGTAAGGTTGATAAAGAGGAAGGCAAGTCTCTCATTGAAGATGAAGTAAAAGAGTGCTTTAGAATAATTGAGAATGAAGAGTTCCTCAAAGCTATAGTTGATTCAGAGGATAGAGTTTTGTTTGGCTTCTACAGAGCAACTGGTAAGCCTTATTATCCTCTCAATGAAATGTATCACGTCATTCAGAACGAGGAATTTTTTGCTGCTTGGGTTACTACTGATGATAAGGTAGTACTTGGACTTAGAAGAGACGGAGAAATCATTGGTGAAATCCACGCAGTCAATGCCTTGAAGAAAGTTATCTCTCAGCTTCAATCAGACCTTACATCATTGCAGGAGAAGGTAGGTACAATAGATACCAATCTCAAAGAACTCCTTGATGTTTTTTCTTTACAGGAGATTCCTGAGTATCTTGCAGTAGAGAAAGATGCAGAAGGAAAGATTCTTTCTACAACAAATCCTGATGGTAGTCACTATATTCATAATGCCAAGTCTGAAACCATCCCAGAAGAGTTTTCTCATATTGAAGACCCAGAGGGAAGAACTGAGATTACTACAGATGCAGAAGATAAGATTCTCGGATATAGAGATTCAGAAGGTACTCGTCACGAACATAAGATTTCTGCCAATCACATCAACTTGTCAGATGATGCAGCCAAAGAGGTTAATGAAGCTTTTAAGTCTGCTGGTATCAAGATGGAGAATCCGTCTGATTTCAGCAAGGATAGCTATATTGAATTGCCTATCCCTAGAGTTGCTGCACAAGTAAGGCTTTATGCCCCAAAGTTGCCTACAAAAAAGCAGGATGATATTGAAGCAGAAATCGAGTATAATGACAAGAATGGAAATTATTTCCGTAAGCCTGTAATCTTGAATGCACAAGGCTCATCTTCTATGTCATACTATGTAAAGAATATGGCTATAGATATAAATGATGAATCAAAAATCAAATTTGGTGATTTTCCTTCACAGGACAGCTTTCATCTAAAGAAATATTTCATTGACATATTCCGTGGACAATGTATTGTTGGATATTGGCTGATGGAGCAGGTTTATCAAACAAGAGCAGCAGGCAAACGTTATCCTTATGAGCTGTTGTCTGATGTATATAGCCCTTATACTGGAAACGGTAAAGTTAATCGAGACTTCTACACTGGAGCAAAATGCCATCCTGATGGTTTTCCTATTGTCATAACATGGGTTAATACTCAAACCAAAGAGGAGAAAAATATGGGTGTTTATGCTTGGAACCTCAAAAAATCTAAAGAGGTATATCATGCAGACAAGAAAACCCCAGAGAATATTATCCTTGATGGCGTAATAGATAGTAATACCTTGTTTGGTGGAACTATTGATTGGACACAGTTTGAAATCAGAAATCCAAAGTCTCTCATTGATATTGATGGTAACAAATATGATGGAGACAACCCGAAAGAGCTTTCTGAAACTGATAAAAATAGTAAGAAGGTAAAAGATTACTTGGTTAGATTGTCTGGCGTAAAAGCTGCCTTGACAGAAAATAACACAAAGGAAACTTTTGAAAAGTATTTTATTGCAGAATCTTTCATAGATTACTTTGTAATTTCACAAGTACTTTATCATTTAGATGGTTTCAGAAAGAACTGGATTTGGTGTACTTGGGATGGGCAGCATTGGGCACCTACACTTTATGATGTAGATAGCATATTAGGCGCATATTGGAATGGTACATTTGTCATACCAAATAGTGACAAGAATACCATATTAGGAGCAGGAAGTGTTTTGGGTCTTGCAACTCTTTATGCAGACGAGATAAAAGCTAGATATAAGCAGCTTCGTGATTCAAACATTTTCTCTGTTGACAATATTATTAATTTGCTAGAAAAATGGCTTAATAACATTGGTTATGAGAATATGGAGGATGAAATAAAACTATATCCTGACACTCCATCTTACAGAAATCCAAATCTTAATAGCGGATGGGCAATAGTTGGTTATGCTAGTACAGAAGATAATTACAATGCAGAGAAAACTTACAATGAAGGTGATACTTGTATCTACATGGGCTATACCTTTAAGGCTGCAACCACATTAACTAATGTGCCACCTTTATCTTCTGCTTATAGTAACAAACCATATTATTGTGGTTTCTATAATTCAGTAAAACGAGTTTCTGTTTGGTTAACGAACAGATTGGCGTTTTTAGATAAAACATACAGTTATACAGATGTTTAATTAATTAAAATAAATAATTATGAATAAATGTTTAGTAACAAAATTGAACGGAAGTTCTAATAATCCTGAGTTGTTGAGATTAGGTGAAATGCGTATGAAAATTCTAAAGGTATCAAACCCTACAGAACATACACAATGTTTTTCATTAAGTGTTAATAAAGCTATAACATTGGAAATTGTAAGTGATGGATATTTTACTGATAAAACCCTTACAGAAAATAAAGGTAAGAATATTACTCTAAATGTTGGAGCAAATGATATTTGGGTAAATGGTAATAGTGATGTGGAAATTGCTATATTGGATAAATATAGTTTAACTAGAATAACGACATATTATCAAAATGAATTACCAAATAAAATATATGGCGATAATATAAAATTAAACCTTTCAGATTTAAAATATTCCAATAATTTAACCATTCTTGACTTGTCATATACACAAGTAAGTGGAGATATTGCCAATTTGAAGGATTGTGCATCATTTATTTCTTTAAATTTATCCAACACACAAGTAAGTGGAGATATAGCTAATTTTAAGAATCTTACGGCTTTGACAACTTTAAGTTTGTATAATACACAAATTGGAGGAGATATAGCTAATTTAAAGAATCTTACATTATTGACCTACTTGTCTTTAGACAATACCAAAGTCAGCGGAAATATTGGAGAATTGAGTGGATTGACAAAATGTACAAATATTTCTTTAAAGGGCAGTACTTTTACTGGAGATTTGTCACTGATTCCTTCCTCTTGTGTATTTATTTCTTTTGGTAACAATAAAAATACTGTCCTTTCATGGACAAGTCGCCCATCAACAGCAAAAATTCTTGCAATAGAAGGAAATGCTAAAATAACAAATGTTGACAAGATGCTTCGAGACCAAGCACAGTGTAATGTAGGATTTAATGAATCTTCACCATCATGGTATAAAGCAATCTCATGTGTCGGCACTCGCACATCGGCATCAGATGCAGCAGTACAGACTTTGCAGAGCAAGGGCTATACAGTCTCAGTAACTCCTGCATAAGGTTTACAAGTTTAACGTTAAAGCAAAGAAAGGAAACAAGATATGAATAAGTTAACAAAGAAGTATAAGGTAGTACATGAGGGAACTAAGATGGTGTTCCCTCTCAAAGAGGAAGGTGACAATGCTGAGGTATTCCCATCGGTGAATGCCACCGCAGTAGATTTTGACAGATACTCAGAAGCCAAGGCTTACGTAGATGAGCATAACTTGGTGTATGAGGAACCAAAGTATGGGGAGTAAACCATATAGATATGGATAAAGAAGAAGGGAGTGTTGCTTAGCACTCCCTTCTTCTTGTATTCATTCTTCAAGTTTTTCTATTTCTATTTTAACTTAGGCAGTTCATCATCATCTACTGCATCAGGCAGCTTGATAACCAGACACTTATTTCCTGATTCTTCCTTTAAGTAAGTACTGCTTATTCCAAGAATCATAAAATCAGAAATTAATAGAAATATACCCATAAGGATATAATCAGAAAATGTTGGTTCTTTAAGGACAACCAAAGTGGCAAATGCAACATCAAAGATGATGCAAACAAGTACCCCTATAGAATAAACTTTAATTTTCTTCTTCATAAGTTAGAATTTTTTTGTTGCAAAGATAACTATTTTTTTGGGTTTTCCTATATTAATTAACATTATTAACACTCGAAACATCAAAGAACTTCTCACACAAACTCCCCATCATATAGCATGGCTCTTCGCTCAACATATCTATCCCATCCTGCTCACAGATGTGCGCTACCACATGAAGAAGCTCATGACCTATTGTATTGATGATGCTGCCATCAGATTCACACTCCCCAATGGCAAGCACACTCCTTCTTTCGGATAGGTTGGAATAGGTAAGTCCCCTATCTCCACTCGATAAAGACAGATGCTTATATGCTTCCGATAATGGATTTCCGTTGCAGCCAATATCCGAAAGAGCATGGCATATCTCATCGGCATCAGGCGGCTGATAACCTATGAAACATACTATGCTCCAATCGTACTTCGGGAGTTCAATCACTCTTCTCATCATAACACATCTTCCCATGGAATAGGTACACCATTGTGGCAGCAGTCGGCATAGAATCGGTTGAAGATGAAACCATCCTTCTGGTCGGCATCATCCACCATATCCTTGATAAACTGGGCTAGCTGCTCCTCATCCTTGATGGAAGACTTGTAGAAGTCTGCCCTTGCCATATTCGCCACATATACATGGTCGTAGCCAACCTTATTCTTTACCTCTACTCCCTGACCAAGCAGAAGGGAATCCACCTTCTCCTTATCCCAAAATGAGATACTTACATCACGCTTGGAGGAAGGGTCATACTTGTACATCAGGCTCACCGCCCACTCGCACATCTTCTTGCTGAAATGATAGCCATTGTATCTGAGATAAGAAACCATTCCATCAGGTTTGAGGTCATACATATCCAATGGCATTCTGCATTTTCCCATATTGCTGAATATTAAAGGGAGTCTGGTTCCGACATAAATGTCACTACCAAAACTCCCAAGTTAAACACTAGCGACCGCCACCATTGTAGCCGCCACCACCTCTTTCACCATATCGGTTAGGGTAGTTCCAATCATCGTTCACGTTGTTGAATCTACGTCTGTTCTCACGCTCTTCACGTTCCTCACGTTCTCTTCGCCAATCGTCACGATAATCAGGCATACGCTCACCCATACGCTCCTGCTTCATCTTTTTCAGACAAGACATAGCCTTGCTGCCAAAACCAAGCATGGACTCGATGTTGTCATACAAATCATCGAACTTATCTTCTGTAATCTCAATCATTACCATAATCATAAGATATTAAAGTGAATAGATAGATAGGAGATTACTTGCTCATGGTCTGTTGGAGCCATCCCATCATCTTGTCAATCTTGCCCTCAATACCTGAAACCTTACCTTCCAGTTTATTGATTTTCTCGGTCTGTTCCTTCTCCTTGGCTATCTGGGGGTTGAGTTGCTGTAGCATTCCCTCACAAGATTCTACTACCCTCTTGTTGTAATCTACGCTCTCCAGTATCGCCTTGGATTGTCTCAGCATGGCATCCACCTCTGCACTCATAGCATCCTTATTGTCGCTAACCACAAGGTTCTTGTCGTTGGCTATCTGTCCGTTTGCTGGCAGTTGCTTGAAATCCACTTCCTCATCACCCAGCTTCACCTTCACGTCCACTACGGTCTCCATAGGCTGAGGAGTAAAGCCGTTGTTAAAGGTTGGGTATTTCGTCTGAGGATTGCTTACTGAAACCACCTGACCGATTCGCAAGTTCGGGTTCTCGCCCTTGTCTAGGACATAGAATAAAGAATTAGTTCTTAAACCTTGAAACATAATGTAATCTCCTATTATCTATTCTTGTTAAACAATACCCGACATCATCTGTAGGGTGTTAGTATCTCTCTCAAACCAGAACTGATAAACACCAGTTCCCTGCACGTCTGCAACCGTCAATGGTGCGCCATTATACTTAGTCACAGCCTGAGAACTTCCATTGGTCTCGAAAAGGATAGGCAGCGTACCAGTCGTTCCAGTAGGAATAGCCTGCATCAGGTTCACGAAAATCGTTCCTCTGTAGCTGGCATTCAGGAAGGCGTGGTTTTTGAACGAGAAAACAACATTGTTGGTGTTCACAACCACGCCCGTAGAAGCGATAGCTGCCGAACCATTACGATTCACCCTTGTATATGGTCTTAACCAAAACATAGCAGCCTCCTTTCCTTTTAACCCCAGAATCCATTGTTAGCAGCATTCAAACCATACAAGCCAGCCTGATAAGCCACGCAGTTAGGAACCGCAGTAAATGGGCTATAAGGAGTGGTCACGGTCTCAGGCAACTTACACTTGATACCAGCTACCTCATTCTGCAAGCCAGCCAATACCTGATTGATAGGAGCCACCGCCTGACCCACAATCTGAGAGGTCATTGCAGAAGACTTGAAGGTGCTGTTCTCTTCACGAAGAGCATCAATCTTGTTCTGTAACTCTCTCATTTCGGCTTGCTTCTGTCCGTCAACGATGGTCTGAGTGCTATCCTTGATAGCGTTGTGCAAGTCACAAGTCTGTCTCTGAGTCTCGTAAGCTACATTGGCGAAACCACGCTCCTGACCATTAGCTACATTGTTGATGGCATTCTGCAAGGTTCCAGTCTGCTGGCAGATAGCCAAGCGGTTCTCGCAGCAGCAGTTGGCAATCTGCTGAGCAATCTGCATATTACCCTGCTGCAAGGCATTGATAGTCTGCATACCGCTCATACCCACCTGATTACCTACATTCTGAACCTGAGAGGTCAAAGCAGAAATAGCACTCTGAATCTGACCTTCGGTGCAGTTCAACTGGGTAGCCAAATTGCTGAGTGCATTGCGGTTGCCACCAATGGCATCCATCAGGAGAGCACGACCATTGTCATTGTTAATCTCGTTGGCGAGACCACCACGACCATTATTACCAAAGCCTCCCCAGCCGTTACCTCCCCAGCCCATGAGGAAGAAAAGGAAGATTACCCAGATAAACAAGCCACCTTCGCCACCGAAACCATTGTTTCCCTTCATGGCAAGGAGGACATTTGGGTCAACACCCTGCTTCTGGAGCAGAGGCGCAAGAAGACCGAGCATCCCATTATTAGATGTTGAGCCTTCGTTTCCGAATACATACGTTTTACTTTCCATATTATCCTGAAATCTTTTTTTGTTAAACACTAAATTATGATTCTCACTTTGTAACGTTACGAGCGCAAAGATACGAATAATATGGATAGAGATTGATAAACTCGTAAAAGATTGTATAAGTGCGTGACGAGCAAAGATTTATGATTACGGAAAAGGTCGTAAATATACAGGAGGGGCGATTGGGTCTCTCCTATATATATAATGTATAGCTACTTCTAGAGGTTCAAGCCATACTTTCGTGATAGCTTGCGGAAGAAAGCCTTCTTGTTGGCAAAATATCGGATAAGCGACTTGTTCCACTTCTTCTCATGCCCGAACTGGTCGTGGATGCCATCGGGTATCTTGCCATCGTGAACATACTTTTCAAAGGATGAGATAGACTTGCCCATTTCGTTGGCACACCATCCCTTGTTGGCTTGGGTATCATTCATCATGGCAGTAAGGAGTGCCACCAGTTCCATATCGTTCTCCGATAGACCACAAGGGATAGGCTTGCCTTCCGCTTGGGCTACTGCTGATTCGTGAGCCTTATCTGCGAGCGCACGAAGTCCAGCTTCGATGATGCTGTAATTTACTAATTGCGACATAAGCATATATAATTAAAATGAGTGTAATCAGGAACATATCACAATAGTACATCTGATTTGTGATAACAACAGAGTCGAACATGATGTGTATCACATTGACTCCTGCAATATAGAGTATCGGGATGCGCCACTCTACACACAATCTGTGCAACACCTGACCCTTCCAAAGAGAAATCGGGTAGAGGATATAAGTGACGAAATAAAAGAACCAGACAGGTTCCTCATTCTCTTCATACCACAGCGTTATCTCCATTTTGTTGTCATAGAACTGAGAAACACCATATCATCGCATAAGCATGACCAATATAGGCGCATACTTGAAATAGAGCAAGTCCGTCTTAATCTTGCTGCGTTCGGGAAGAAGTTTTGTAATCTCTCCAATTAACTTCTTGACTCGTAGGTCTTCGTCTTCATCTTTTTTCATAAGCCTTCATTTTTAAGTTTATAATGATTGGATAATCTTTTGCTGATGTAATCATCTGAGATTCAGATGTTCTTAGATGTTGCAAATATAATAAGAAACAATGGGAACATAACAATTTAGGATATTTTTAATAGTTAAACTTTATGAATATTTACAGATTGATAGATTTACACAAGAAATAAAGGCAAAAAGTTTCAGATTGAAAGCAGTTATCCCCCGAAAGCCTAGCACTTTCAGGGGATAGTCATATATGTATTACTTCTCAGCCTTCGCCTTCTGGTTAGCCACAACCACCTTGTTAGCCTTCTCCAGTACGGCAAGAATCTTCTTTCTCAGTTCACGAATCTGCTTCATGTCCTCAGCGTTGTAGGCATCCTTGCCATCATCCAAGAAACCTTTCTTCAACTCGGAAATCTCCTGCTTATCAAGGGAAATCTCGTCAATGGCATCAATGGCAGCCTTGTTGGTGTTGTAGTAGCCATCGCTCTGACTAGGAGCCGTATCAACCAAGAGGTCATAGGAAGTCTTGAATCCGTTCAACTTAGTGTAGAGTTGTTTCAGCTTCAAGTCCTCGAAATCATCCTTCGGAGTAGCGTGAGCCTTGTATATATCCTCGGCATTCAACTTGTGGGGTCTATACTCCTCCCCACTCTCCTCAGCACGTTCCTTCTTCTTGTCTTCCTCATACTTCTTCACCTTCACATCATCCTGCTTGTACTGCTGATACTCCTCAGAGTCATAGAACCGCTCCAGCATAGAGTAATCGCCATCTACCTTAGCTTGTTTCTTCAACTTGCTCAGGGTATTGGCTGCACGGTCGTGGTTCTCCTTCATATCCCAGAACTCATCACCTTGTTTCTTAGTAACTGGTCTATCATCAGGATTGCTGACGAACTTGCTGAATAATGGAATATCAGCCACCTTGATTTCCTTCGGGTCGTTGAGTGACTTGGTAAGAACACCGAGCACCTGACTGCCCATGGTGTAAGCACCACCGAAATAAGAAGACAATACATGGTCAACCACGGCAGGGTTATTCAGGTTGTATCTTGGGTCACCGAAAGCATCAATGCTGTTCTGCTGCACATCAGGATAGTCGTTTCCGATTGAGTTCATCATCCTTGATGCACGAACCAACCAATCAGGAGTACCCACGTATGCCTTGGTAAAGTTAGGGTCATACTTGTTATACTCTGTGTCCTTGAATAATGGCTTGCCAGTGAAGTCAACATTGAAAGCCAACTCAAAGACTGGGCGAATAGCATTCGGCATCAGACTGACCGCAATATTGCCATCATATCCAGTAGGGTCGAGCGGAAGCATATCCACCACCTGACCGAGCAAGTCTTCTGCATACTGACTCCAACTCTCCTCAGCCAACTCGCCACCCATCACCTTGGATGCAATCATATCTCCTACTCCATAGAAAGCACGGAACTCCTGAGCAAGCGGAATCTTCACATACTCATGAGTAAACGGAACCCACATAATCAGGTTGTTTCGTCTATCCCACTTGGTGAACTGCCAGTACTTATCCTTATCATCATCACCGCCCAACAGATTCATCAGGGCAGCGTTAACGATAGGAACCAGCACACCACTCACCAACCATGATGCAGTAACAGCCGTGAACTTGAAAGGATGATGCTTAGCAAGCGCACCCAATGTCTGCAAACTCTGTACCGCTGGGTTAATGAAGAGATAGAGATTTCTAACCATCTGCCAGCCATATTCGCCAGTACCCTTGCGGTTGAAGTTCAGGGTCACGTCCTTGGCATCATTCACAGCCTCATCAATGGAACGTCCATACTGAATAGAGGTCATGTAAACTGCAAAACGGTTGCTATCCTCAATCGCTCTGTTCAGGAACTCAATGCCATCCATGATGGTATGCCCTACCTTCACTGGGTTCGCCTTCCATCTATCCAAATCCTTCAAGTCATTCTTGAATTTCTTCTTCAAGTCTTCCACATCAAGAGAAGATACAAAGCCAGTCTCACCACCATTCATCATGAAGTCATAGAACATTTGTTCCTTTTGAGTAGCGTTTCCGTTGCTTACCTTCTCTCTCAACTTTCCGCTCTGATAGTCTCTCAGCATAAAACCGAGATTCCAAGAGGTAGCAAGATTCTTTCTGAGCAGATAGTTGTACTTTGCATCCTCACGAATAGCTGTAGATGCCAGCGTCATAGTCAGGTCTCGGAAGTAGTTGGAAGGGATGAAGAGAGGTGAAAGGCTGGTATAGGCAGCAGCCATCTTTCTTCCCAACCAAGCAGCAGCCTTATCCAGTTTGCCGCTCTGAATCTCTCTTACTCGGTGTGCTCTGGTATTGTTCATCGCCTGAGCCAACTGAGGGTCACCATTCACATAAATAACGTACTCCTCGCCATCCTTCATCACTCTTACCTCATGTTCTCTCTCCTCGCTGTGAGTCTGAGGATAGGCAATGTTCAGTCCGTCTCTCTTCTGGGTAGCATTGCCAGTCTGAGCCATATTCTCCATCTGCTGCTCGAAAGCATCAATGGCAGCCTTCACCTGATTACTATTCATCTGAGAAGTAATCTGAGGTGTAGCAGGAATCCACTCTTCGTTTCCGTTGGCATCCGTACTCTTCACGTACCAAGCCTTGCTCAGGGTCAGCAGGGAAGTTGGATGATTCTGAGCCAAGAGCATCAGGTGTTGCTTCACCCAGTTCTTGTTGTTCAGCAGGATTCCACTCTCTGCCATATTCTCGATGTAGGCGATAGGGTCATCAGCGATAGAGGTTCGTCCGTGTGCCGTCTTCAAAGTCTGATTGAACGCACCCTTTCCGCCACCAACATAGTCCCATACTTGGTCGGCAGTAGTGCCATCCCAGCCACGGAGAGGAATATAATGGCTATACATATCTCGCACATACTGATAAGTATCTTTGCTCATCATGCCAGCCTTATATCCATCACGGAGAATCTTCTTGGTAGCCGCATTCGTAGCATTCCAGAGGTCTTGCACCTCAGCTACATGACTACTCTCAATATCCCTTACCAGTTTGTGGGCAGCTTCCTCAAAGTCTGAGCCGCCAAAGAGAGCCGACAAGCCTGAGTAATCGTAGGCGATACCATTCTCATCATAACGATAGTCCATATAGGAAGGAGAGTATTTCGTTCTGAGAGCATTATCTCTCTGTCTCCAAGTATTGAAATCCACTCTTCCAAACTCCAAATCGCTATCATTGGTAATACGGTTCATATCGCCCTTATAAGCCCTGTATGCCGCACTCCTCTGAGCCACGTCCTCAAAGTCAGCATCCAGTGACTTCTTGAAAGCCATCTGAGCATCACGCTCCAAGCCATGCTTAGCCATCATGTAGATACGGACATTATCATAGCTGTCACCCAGTATCTTCTTCATCTGATGATAAGCCTTTCTCAATGGCTGCAAGAACTCATTATTGTACTCCTCAAACTCGTTCTTGCCCTTGCCATGACTGCGGTTCTCGGCAGTATAGGCATCCTCAGCCATGTTCAGGCGGTCAACACCCACTTCCTTCATGATAGCTTCCTGAGCCTTGCGGATAGCCAGCATACTATCTTGGAAGGCGATACGTTTGAGCACAGAACCATGCTGCAACTCTCGGTTGAACTCTCCAAGGGCAGTATCATCACTCAGAAGATGCTGCTCGTAGGTTGGAGCAGTCTTCCACAGAGCCATCTGCTTGCGGTACTCGTCCACTCTCCTCAGGAAATCAACGGCACTCTCGCCAGCGTTACGTTGTGGGATGGTTGGTCGCTGGGCATCCTTTGGCAGATTATTATCCTTCTTCCACTGGTTCAAGTCATGCTCAAACTTGTCGTAGCGCAAGGAGAATCGGGTATTACCCACGATATTGGCATTATTCTCATCGAATATCACGTAGTTGTAATCGCCTTCCTCAGCACCGCCATAAATCATGCCAGCAGGGTATTTAATGCCAGTAAAGCCAAGAGAAGAAAGAAACTTACTTACATCCTCTGGTTTACTACGCATCATCATTGGAAGAACCATAGAATATACTTTTTTAAAAGGTAAATCCAGTTTGAAACCTCTCTTCTCCCAAGAAGGAACATCAACACCCTTCTTAGCCAAAGCATCACGTATAGCATTTATCTGTTCCTCACTCATCGGATTTTCCCAATCCAGATAGTTGCTGCCATTATCATCAGGAATATCCACATCATAACGGTTGGCATTTCCCTGAGTCAGATAGTCTTCATCAAGAGAATCAATCCACTTCAAACCTTCCTTATACTCTGCAAGTCTATCCTTCAAGTTCTGCTCGTACTCTGTACCCTTCTCTCTATCCTTCAAGTTTTCAAGGGTACGCTGAATATCATTGGCATCAGCACCGATACGTTTCTTGGCAAACTCCTTAGCACTTGCCACACTACCACCAGTAGCCACATCGTTCACCATTTCACCAAAGACTCTTCTCTTGAAAATATCGCCCTTCACCCCATCAGGGTAGCGCATATTCTTATAGAGGTCAGCCATCTTTCTCTGCTTGACTCTCTGGGCATACTCACGTCCAATCTTGCTAGAGTTTGTAACATATACTCCATGTCCAAATGTTTCACTTCCCTCGCCTTCCAAGGCATGGGACAAATCAAACTTGTCAAAGCTAGCACCAGTACCATGATAGGTACGGATGCTAAACTTAGGGTCAGAGCCATTAAGCAGAGGAGCAATCACATGCTCGGTCAACTGGGTAGGGATTCCGTTGCCGATGATGGTATGGCTCAGGTTCTCAGAGAATGGCATCTTGTAATCATCGCTCACTCCTGATACTCTAGCGAGCACTCTACCCATGGCACGATATACCTTGCCATCAGGCATCACAATCACATCACCGCTCTTTGTTCGGAGTGTAGGCAGCAGTTCATCAGCGAAGGCATGAGGAACCTTTCCGTCTGCGTAGGCACTACCCATAACATACAATGGCTTGTCAATGTTACGCCAGTCAATGCCATCAGCCTTCAAGCGAACGTCCATCCAAGGAGCCACGCCATTCTTCTTCTCGGTCAGAGTCGGGATAATATCAGCCACAGCTTCATACCATCCACTCTTGTGTGCCATCTTCTTTGGCTTTTCAGGAAGTTTGCCATCACGAACCGCACGGACAATCAATCTCTCTCGGTTGGTGTAACCGCCATAGTCAGCAGCGTTATACACATCAGCATCCCAAGTGTAGCCGTTGGCATCAAGAGCATCGGTGATAGTCTTCATCGCATCCGAATTCTTATACCCCTTCACATTCTCAATGGTCACCACCTTTGGCTTAATAGCATTGATAAACTCGGCAGTACTAGCAGCAGTCTCCTTGTCAAGTTCCACCTCAGCGTGATTACTCTTCGCCTGAGAGTAGTTCTTGCAGACTGGGCTGGCATGGAAGTACTCCACCTCGCCATCTATCTGCTTCACCAACTCCTTAGGGTCAACATCACGAACATCAGCAGTAACGATGTGCTGCCCGAAGTTATTGCGATATACACCGCTTATTTTTTCGTCATACTCAACTGCCACCACTGGGTCGATGATGCCCTTCAAGCCTTCCTCAACAAGACCGCCACCGCTAAAGTAGGTTCCAGCCTTAATGAGTGAGCCATCCTTCAGGGAGAACTTAGGTTCCTCGCCAGCAATCTCTGCCTTGCGGTTCTCGCCCAGAGCCTGAGCAATATGAATCATCTTCTTGTTAGCCATCTTCCAGCCGCTAGGCATATCCTCAATGGCAGTCTTGATAGCATCATCCACCTCATCAGGAGTGTTCAGACTCTTCAAATCCTCAGCCATATCAGCCGCCCCACTATCCTTTCCGTCAGCCATATCACGGAGAGAGAAGGACACATCGCCCACACCCAAGAGAATCTGGTCTTTGCGAGCCACGTCCTCAGTAGATTCAGCGAGAGTCTTTCTTCTCTCCTCAGGAGTCATGTTCAATCGGGCAGACACGTTGCGAGCTTCCACCTCACCAGCAAGACGTTGATACCCATCATATCCTATTCGGCTAGACTTCTCCAATCTCTCAATCTGCTTGGTAAGGTCGTTGTATCTATTATTGATTTCGTACTTCCTTCTCTGCTTCTCCTCAGGAGACATGGCATAGAACTCCTTTGCTACTGCATCTTTTTCAGCCCTCAACTTGGCGATAGCATCCAAGGCATTCTTGTCAATTATCATTTCACTATTGCCGCCTTGTGCAAAGCCTTCCTTATCCTGAATATAGTGCTGAATCTCGTGAACCAAGGTCTTTTTCAGACTATTATTCGCCAACTTATAGTGTGTGTCCATGTCGTACTTTATAGCCTCACGAATATCTCCAAGATTCAGCGTAATGGCATTATTATAGAAGACACCTCCACTTTTTGCTCTACCCTTCAAAATCTTCATGTCCTTCAATTCAGGATAAGCATCAAACAACTCAGGGTATTCCTTAAACAAATCGTTTGGTTTCTCTACAATATCAGAGAGAGTCAGATTCTTCTTATTCACCCATTCCTTCGGGTCACGGAGAACAACATCAGGCATTTCGTATCTCCACTTGCCATCAGCACCACGCTCCCAGCCAGTAGCTGCCTTAATAGCCTTAGCTTTCTTTTTGTTCTTCTCCATATCCTTTGCCACGGAGAGATTATCCATACGGAAGGTACGCTCATCTGCCTTGTCAGCAGCAGCCGCACCACGCTCGCCAGCGAGAGAGAATCGGATATTGTCGCTACTATTGATAGCTTCATTGAAGGCACGACTGCGGTCACCTTCCTTCTCCTTATCATATTCGTAAATCTGCACACCAGCATTCTGCAAAGCCTGCTTTACCTCGTTGCTAGCCGTTGTTGGAACCACAGCAGAAGAGAACTCATCAAAACCAACAGGACGCTCAAACTTGGTTTCAAAATACATGGCAGGGTACTCTTCCTTGATAGCCTTAACCATTTCCTTCAAACGTTTCGTGTCCTCATCTGAGAAGTCCACATTGTACTCCTTCTTCAAATAGGCTTGTGGGTCACTTGTCATAGCCGCCTCAGAGAGTCTTGCCAAACCATAATCATCAAAAGTTCCAGTTGCATCAGGCTGGCACTTCATGCCAAGTTCAAAGAATACATTCGCCCACTTTTCATTGAACTTGTCTAAATCCTCATGGTCAGAAGTCAACAATCCCTTCTTGGAGCGAATATCCTTTAATGTCCCATAAGAAGGCATCAGTTTTGCAGCAAAGTTCTGGAAAGATACCGATGTACCAGTTGCACCATTCCGACCTTGTTTCTTCATTATCTTGGAAACATTCTCCAAGGTGTTTGGCACATATCTACGATTGCCGCTAGGAGTAAAGCCATCAAAGATTACCTCCTTAATGCCATATTCCTTTTCCTTACCTTCCAGCCAAGAATTGAACTCATCTGTCAGGTTATTAGTCTTAATGTAGTCTTCAACCTCATTAAGTGTAGCATTCATGTCAACGCCAGTCCTACGATGGTCATACTCTACATCACGGACGAAGGTCTGCACACCCTTATAGTTGAAACCATATTCATCATATAGTTCAACATTCTCCTTGGCAATGGCATATCTCATTCCACCCTTAGTGCCAGCATCAACGACAGCCTTGTTTCTTTCCAGCCAAGCCTTGGTCTTCTCCTCATACAAATCCTTATCGCCATCAAACTTTGCTTCAATGTACATATCCAAGACCTTTTGGGCATCAGCCTTGCCGATACCATAGATATTGAAGTCTCCAGTAGTAATAGTCTTCAACTCATTATAATCTTCATCACTATACTTATGCTGAATATTCTTCGGTTCAGGAGCCACTCCCTTTTCGTGAAGGAACATATAAGCCATAGCGGAGTTCGGTTCTCCACCATCCAGCCATCTGTCAAGACCTCTCCTTACCTCGCTATACATATCATTAGGAACAGAAGCAACATCCTTGGAAGCTTTTTCAGCCCCCTTGTTGCTCATCTGTCTTTCTACTTGTGGATAGGTAGGAGTCCAAGCATCGCCCTGCCAAGTTCCAGCGTTCTTTCCAGTTCTCTTAGCCACCTTATCAGAAGGCAATATCAGGGAAATGTCACCATAGTCTTCATGGTTCTGCTTACTAGAGTCAATGACTGCCACAGACGGATTGGCAAGACCACCCTGCTTGATAGCCTTCAACAGCTTCTCCTCGGTAATGTTATGCACTCCTGCAAGAGTCTTCTCATCCTTCAATGAGAAACGAGGTTCTGCCACCGCCTTAATCTGTCTATCCAAGTCTTTGTACTTATTAAACAGACTATCCAACTCATCCTGATACTTCTCGAAAGATTTGCTTCTCAAATCATCCCAAACATCATAAGGAATATCGTTTTCAGAAGACAAGCCATGCTTATCCATATACTCCTTCATCAGTTGCTTGTTGTATTCAATACGCTCTTTGCTCTTCGAGTTGTATGAATCCTCTACTTCCTTCCGTTCCTTTCTCAATCCAGCAGTCTTCTCTCTGTTAGCCTCACGTTGCTTGAAAGCCTTGTATCTATCCTTGTAAGTAACAGACGATAGTCCACCCTGCTTGTATTCATGATACTCAACACCACTTTCGTTGTCGGCATTTTTGTTAGCCACAACATCAGGAGCATTGAACTCGCTAGGAACATCACCCTTCACCTCATTCACTTGGTCAGCAAAAGGTCGGTCAAGGTCAAAGAGTTTGTAGTTACCCCAAGCATCCTTATACACATCATCCAATTCATTATGGACTGCCTTATTATAGAATCGTCTCCATCGGTCAGCCAACACTTTCTTTTCGTAATACTCAGGAGAGTTTGAAGGATTGCTCATATCCACTAGAGCATACTGAGCATACTTATTAGGACGGAGTTTGGAAGCATATTCATAAGCATCCTCAGCCGCTCTTCTCTGTTCCTCATTCTTGATTGAGAACTTCAAAGAAGGATGATTCAAGAACTCCTCGAAAGTTTTTGGCTCCTCATTATTAACAGACTGCGCCTGAGAGAACTTTACCTTTGCATAGTCAGCAAATGGCTTTAGCTTACGATTGCTCGTATCAAGCCACTTGTCGAACTCAACCTTGCTTACCCCAGTAATATTACCAAGACCTTGCCAACCATCGCTATAGTTGGCGAGATAAGCCTTTTTGGCATCATCCATGGAGTCATAACCATACATTACCTTATGCTCATCAAACGAGCCATCAGGATTCACTTGGTCAACAACAAACACATCACCATTCCAATTATCAAGGTCTGCCTTGTCGTTGATAAACATATCCAGATGGTCACCATCCTTACCAAACTTACCACGGATATAGCCATAGGTATCGTGCATGGTTACTTTCCACTCTTTTCCATCGGCATCCTTGCCTGAGCGAGTTGAACCCTTTGGATTTTCTATTGTGTAATCGTATCCACCGAACTTGATGTGTCCTTTCTTGTAGTTGCCACTCTCTTTCTGTGCGTCAGATGGATTGGTTTCTGTCTCGTCAATGGCAGATTTCAAGCGAAGAGAGAACTTAGTATGACTAGTAATCTGGGCATTGTTCTCATCAAAGATAACATAGTTCATCTTACCTTCCTTGTTGCCGCCAGTATTGCGCTGAGCGATAACCTTCACACCGACAAAGCCAGCCTTGGAGAGAAATTCGCTTGCAGCCTTGTCACTACCTAGGGCATTCGTTAAGTCACGATACAACTCCTTACCAGTAGTCAAAGACGGTTCAAGCCAAACCTCATGTTCGTTACCATCAATCTTGTAAGTATCATACATACCAACCTTCTTGTACTCCCAGCCATCAGCCTTGAATACCTTTGGCAGACGCATAATCTTGGCAGCACCTAAAGGCTCATCCCAACCGATGTAGTTGCGACCAGTATCATCAGGAATATCAACAGAGTAGAGGTTGCGCTTTGGCTTTTCTATAGAGTCAAGTTTCTTTTTTGCTTCATCCATAAGTTGATAAGCTTCCTTTTGCTTTAACTTGTACTCTTCGATACGCTCACGCTCTTCCTTGATGGATTTTTCTACTCTCTCCACTCTTTGCTCATACACTTCAACCCAATGCTGAATGCCCTTTTCTTTATACATTTCAAGTTTCTTCTTGTAGCTTTCCAAAGAAGGAATATTATACATATTAATATTCAACTCGCTATCAGCAATATAATTAGTAAGGTTCTTGTATTCCGTCTCGGCATCCTCATAAGCACGTTTGGCTACCGTGTATTCTGTATTTCTCTTTGCCGTGTTCTGCTTAGCATAAGCCTTGGCAATACCTTCCACCTCGCTTACATAGGTTCCCCAGCCATAAGCCTGAGCACCCTCACCACTACCCATGAAGGAGTGGTCGAAGTGGTCAAATGATGCTTGGGAGCCGTGATAGGTCTTGATGGAGAACTTTGTGTGCTCTGTGATTCTCATATCCTCAGGCTTGAAGATAACATAGTTTGTTTCGTCACCCTCAACACCACCCATGATGGTTCCAGCAGGATATTTGATGCCAGTATATCCGAGTGAAGAAAGAATTTTGCTTGCCAACTTATCGCCAACAGCAACAGACAACGCATTATAAGCATCGCCATTACTCTTTCTACGTTCCAACTCAAACAGAGCATCATCAATAAGAGACTTCTCAAACGATTCATCTGTTCCGTTCTCCTCATAGAAATTCTGTTCAGCCACTTTGTACTCAGGCATTTCCTTCAACTCAGATGGGAGTCCATTTGCCAACACACTCTTAATCTGTTCTTTAAACTCAGGTGTAGCATCTTCGTAGAACTCAATATAATTGCTGCCATTATCCTCAGGTATATCCACCTCGTAGAGATTCTTGGCACGACCTTGCTTTATATACTCCTCTTTATACTGCTCCTCAGTCAAAGTACGAAGCACTTCAAGTTTCTTTTTATCATTCTCTATGCTCTTCTGCAAGAACTTCTTGCCCTTTTCGTCAAGTTCATTCGAGTTTTTGAGCATATCACTAAAGCTAGCAATAGAGTTTTCTGCATTCTTAATAGCCTGAGCCTTTTTCTGCTCAAACGTTTTTGCTTGATTGTTGTACATATCCTGCCCTAAGATAGCACTTACAGCAGCTTCAATAGGTGTATCTTCTGAATATGCGTGTCTGCTTTCAGCACTCTGCTGACCTACAGCTGCATAATCTTTGCCAATCTTCTTGGAAGATGTAACATAGCCACCCCAACCGAATGCTTGGGAGCCAGCACCCTCGCCCATGTGGTCGAAGTCAAACTCTGTGAAGTCAGCACCGCTACCATGATACACCTTCAACGAGAACTTAGGAGCATCAGCTATCTCCTGATTGATGCTGTTCACAACATCATCAGTAACAATATCGCCCTCCTGAATCTGCTGAGGTTCACGACCAGCGTTCTTCACAAGTTCCGCTTGCTCTGCTCTGGTCAAGATACGGTTCACCTTCATCGCACCAGTAATCACCCAAGGGTCAGTCTCAGGGTTCGGGTTGGTACGATACATATAATATCCATCAGTAGGCAGATGTTTCAAGCCAGCCAATGAATGCTGATACTTGCCCGATGGATTGATACCCTCTTGGCGAGCTTCCTCCTGATAATCTACATCAGCAGCATACTCCACCTCAGCGAACACGAAGTTCTTAGGGAAGAGAGTCTTGTTTCCCTCAGCATCCTTGCGGTTAAACTGGATAGCGTAAGGCACTACACCAAGATGCCAGCCTGGTCTATAGGCTAGCTTACCGCTACCGCCTTGTGTTCCCTTGCCGCCCTGCTTAACCTGAGGTCTGCCAGTCTTGCTTTCTCCAGCGATAGGAGCCGCATCAGCATCGAGCCATACACCAACTGGTGTAGCAGCACCATTAGGGTTCGCTACCATTGGTGGATAGAGTTTTCCATCCTTCAATACGAATACCTTGTAGCCGATACCCTTCTTCTTAGGTTCAGGCTTTTGACGGAGAGAGAAGGAAACGTCCTCGCCAGTCTCAGAGTTTGTCACCTCACCTTTGGCAGTCTTCACGTATGCTTGTTCTATAGAGCGGATGATATTCTTGGTTACATCGCTATACTCAGTACCAAAGAATGCCAACTTAATCTTCTGCAATATCTCATGGATAGCAGCGAGCAGAGGATGAGACATCTTCATAGCAAGAGTGTGCGCCAAGTTGAGGTCACGAATCATTTCGCCTACTGCATCAGCAACAACCTCCTCAGCATAGTAATCTCTAGCACGTCCAGAGAATCCAGCATCGGAATATCTCTGCATGGTCTCATCTACCGCCTTGTCGAAGGCATCAGAGCCATAGGTATCAAGCACAAGCTGAGTCAACTCATTGTATGCAGCAGGGTTCAGACTCTTGATTTGGTGAGTCATTTCGTGACCGAAGATAAACTGAGCACCTTCCGTGATAGAAGAGTCAAGAGTGATGAAGATGGTACGATGCACGTTGCCATCGGCATCCGTAGTCTCCTGAATCCAGCCGTTGCCCAACTTGTCTGAGTACTGCCATTGAATGTTAGCCCCCATCATCTTAGCCAGTCTCTCGAAAGCCTTTCGAGTCTGCTGCCCCACGATGTTGTCAACGACCTTCATATCATCCACCTTATTCTTCTCCACGTCAGCAGCACGCTCTGATGTTGTCTGCTGTGTGCCATTGTCTCTAGCAGAGAAAGGAAGGTCTTCCTCAGGTCTCTGCTCACCGAACACCTTATTCTGTTCCTCAACCTTCTTGTCAACAAACTCTTTGAACTCTCTAGCAGTATCGGCATCATAGAACGTTGCACCTTCTGTGATTTCGCTATCTATATTAGAAGAGTGTTTAAGGTCACGTCCTGCATTGAACTCCTCTTGCAGTTTCCAAAGTTGGTCAAAGTCTTGCACGTTGTCAGGGAAATAAACTACTTGATTAATATTCTCGCCCTCATCAGGAACAATAGTACTAACACCAAAGCCATCTTTGCACATCAAGAACAAATCTGCGTAGCTATTTGACTTAGATGTAGGGTCTATCTCCAAGCCTTGCTCCTTTGCCCAGTTAGCAAGTTCTATGACATATTCATTGATAGGTTCTCCTTCCTTGTCAATAGCAGGGAAGCCTAACTTCTCGCCATCTTCCTTAGCTTTCTGCTGTTCATTGGAAAGTTCAGGAGCCGTTTCTGTCTGTTGTTCCGTTTCTGCCTTATTCTCCTCAGCGAATGCAGCGTTATCAGCCGCCTTCTTCTGCTCTTCAAGTATGTTCTCTGCCTGAGCGATACGGAGATTTTCAATGTAATTTCTTGCTTCCGATGCCTTGAAACCGCTAGTGATTACGCTGAGCAATGCGTTACGAATATCCTGAGTGCCGAGTGATTCAAGGTTAGATGGACGATTCTCCCACAGACTATGCACAAGGTTGTCAATGGTTGTTCCCTTGCCATCAGCAGCCAACAACTGAGTCTTAGCAAAGTCTTCTCTGTTCAATCCAGTCTCCTGCTTGACACCCTTACTTGTCTCTGTACCCTCATAGTTGAGAGAGTGAGCACCGAGGTTGCTAGCCACATACTCCTCAGCAGTAAGCGGAATAGTATCTGTCACATCAATGCCAGTACCATCATACAGACGATGCATCAGGGTTCCGACCGTCTCCTTATAGAGTTGAGAAACCGCCTCAGCATCATCCTTCACCGCACTCTTCAAGCGAGCAAACTTTCTTCTTGCCTTCTCAATGAGTTCCTTTCTACCCTCAGCAGTATCTTCCACCTTGGCAAGTTGTCGCTCATTATAGGCATCACGGATAGCCACGGCTGAATCATAAGCCGCCTGAGCATCAGCAATAGCCTTCTCCTTGGCATCCTTTGCAGCCTTCTGCTCCACGAAAGTCTTGCCTTTCACGGTCATGTTGCTAGCCTTGTCGAGTGCCTTCTTTGCGTCAGACACATATCCAGATACGATACTATCTGCATCCTCACCAAACTGATTATCATATAGCTCAGCAGTCTGTGCGGCAGTCAGCTTCGAGAAGTCAGGATTGCCATCCTCCAGCATAGGCACGATGGTTCCATCTTCAAGGGTAATGGCAGGAGCAGCAGGAGTCTGTTCAGTTGTAGGAGTCTCAGCAGATTCAGGAGCAGCAGTCTCCTCAGCAGGAGCAGCAGTCTCGCCCTCTATTGTCGAAGCTTCCACCTCTATCTCACCTCTATTCTCTCCACTATTATCCTCTATCATTGAGGATTCAGCCATAGCCTGCTTGTACTCATCAAGCGACATTGAAGTAATTATGCTCACATTCTTTTTGCTCACAGCATGAGGAACGAGAGAGCCATCACTCATCAACTCCACCACCTTAGCTTTAGCACCAGTATCACGAATAAGGAACAATCTAGAGTCAGGGTATTTCGTATTGCCATCCTTATCAAGCACATCAACGAGCACAACGTTGCCATCATCATTGAGAATCTGATTGAAATCAAATGAAGGTTGAGTCTCTTCTGTCTCCTGATTCTGCTGGGCAGCACGTTCATTCTCCAACTGCTCACGCTGAGCCTTGGCAGCTTCCAGTCTCTTCTGGTCTTCCAAGTCTTTCAAGTTCTGCAAGTCTTCAAACGAATAAGGATTCTCCACCACGTTACCATCAATAGAGATAGCAGCAGTACCATCACCATAGTCAGCAAGCACCTCATAGGTATGCTCCATACCATCAGCACCAGTCACATTGAACTGGGAACCAACTTCAACGGTTCCATCAATAATACCAGCAATCTCTTTGATAGCATTCTCTTTTGCATCAGCTACCGCCTGAGCCTTCACATCATCAGCTGGAAGTTCTTCACCCAGTTCAGCGAACATCAACGCATCAGCATGTTCAACGCTATTCGTTGTCGGGTCAAAGTAGAGAATCATATCATCGCTATTGCTTACATCAATAGAGCCATCATCATGAGTAGCAATATTGCCACTGATAATATACACACCATAGTCTTCCAAGCCGCCTGATGCTTTGATAGTAGCGTTACGGACAGAGCCACGACTCTGGTCAGTGTACATATCCACTCTCTGCGCTGCCTGATGAGCAGCAAGGTCAACCTTATCTTGTGCATCATCAACAACACCTTGATAGCGAGCAGAAGACAACTGGTAGTCATAGATAGCTTGGTCAAGTTTATCATCCTGCCCCGTCAGGGATTCAAGTTCCTCATCACTCATGGCAGATAGCTGCTGCTCAGAGATACCCAATGCTGCTGCAAGAGTCTTCATCTGGTCTTCCTGCTGAATCTGAATATCATGCTTGTCTGCATCATCTGCATCGTGCCCCTCAGAGTAAGCGTTATCAATATCTGTTTGATGCTGCTCCTCAGGAGTTGTTGGCTCGTTTGTAATCTCCTTGGCATTCATTTCAGCAGTCTTGGCAATATTGTAACCACGCATCTTCATCAAGTTGATACCATAATTAACAGCAGCATTAATCTGCTCCTTTGTCATGGTATCTCTCTGTCTGAGAATATCAGCCAGCACACTACCCATCTGCTCGTTGGTTGCATTATCTATCTTATCCTTGATGTCTGCCCAGTTATCGCCAAGAAGATTCTGTGCATCACTATCAGCCACGTTCACCTTGTTGCGGAATCGGTAGTACTGGGCACGATTGTAGATACCCTTCACTGGTCGGGAGCCAGCACCCATCGCATACATAGAACCAACAGATAAAGCCATACCACCGATGATGTCGAGTTGTTGGTCAGCTTTAAGAAGGTCAGTTATCTTTCCTTCACCATCCAACACAGCATGAAGAGGAATAGCAATCTCCTCCTCCATCACTTCCTCAGCGAAACCATTGATACCGAACTTCTCCATCCACTTCTTGGAATTGGTGTACCAGCCACTCTTGCCGATATTCTTGAAGAACTCAGCAGAAGCATTCATACCATGTTTTTCCATGAAGTTGACAGCACCCTTCTTGATACCATAGTTGTGACCAAACAACTTCTCTGTGTAGTTCTCCACCATGGCAGAGGTCAGCCCCTTATAGAGAGCAGTACCCATAGACTCGCCACCTTCATGCAGGAGATTTCCGTTTTCATCGAAAGTACCAAACTTATAGTCACCCTTCTCATCCTGATACAGATTACCCAGATGTCGCTGCATGATGTCTGCTCCAGTCTTCAATGCCTGTTCTGTTCCAGCCATGGCATAAGAGCCTATAACATCGCCAGCCACGATACCAGTATTCTTCAAGATAGCAGCACTCACCTTGCCCATGCCACGCTTAGCAGCAAACTTCAACGCTCCACGACTGATACCCTTGGTAATGCCACCATAGCCGCCAGTCAGGAAGAAGTCAAACATAAATGGAAGAGACTGCCCTGCAATCTTTGTCCAGCGATAGATGTTACCCATCTTCTCGTCTTCAAGAGCCGCAGCAGCATCCGCACCCAGTTTACTCTTCAGGAGCATCTTATCAGAACCAGAGAGAGGAATGTTGTTATCCATCTTTGTCTTGATACGCTCCATCTGCCCCATGGTAGCGAAGTCAGTCAGACCGAAATCCCAAGTCTTGGCAGTAAAGGCGGTATTGTCAAGAGCCTTCAAGGCATCCTCACCCCAGCTACTTGTAGGATATTGTTTCACCGCTTCCAGCGCACCAATCTGCTCAGTAACCAGAGAAAGAGAGGTTGCCAACTTATTCCTATAGTCACTCTGCTCAGCAGTTCTTCCGTTACTTGCACCAATGCTAGCACCATAAGAGAGCAGAGGATTTCCGTGTTGACGATTATCCTCAGCGATAAGAGCTTCAATCTCCTTCTTTCGGGCATAGGCATCAGCCAGTTTCTTATCGAACTGCTTTTGAGCACCCTCCTCAGTAAGGTAGGTTCCATTCTTGTTGATGTTCTCCTGCAAGTCATAGTTACCTTTCTTGTCACGAACATCAAAGACGGATGGAATCTCGCCAGCGTTTACAGCATTGATATACTGCTGCCCCTGCTTATCCAACTGATTCTGATACTGAGCAGCATCATACTCGTTGTCGAACTCTACACCATCTGTTGTAGTATAGGTTCCAGTCTTGCCAGTTGTGGCATTATAGTTGAACTCATTCTTCTGTACATTCTGATTCTGCAAAGGATTCTTTAGACGTGGAGTAACCCTGCCACCATCGAACTTCTTTGCTTGCCCCAGTTTGGTCTGAATGTTTCGCTTTGCTTGTCTTACCGCATTATTAGCACTAGACAAGATTGCCGCAGTTCTAGCAGAGAAACGAGCACGGTCAGCAGCACTCATAGGAACACTACCGCCTTTTGCTCTTGATGAAGTCCTGCTTCGAGGTTCAAAGAGTGCAGAGTAAAAACGCTCATAAGTAGATGGAACATCAAAGTTCTGAGCCTTCAAGTTCTCATAGATAGCGTGTCTGTTGTCTGCACCGCCCTTTCCGTCTCTTGTCAGAGCACTCTCAAACTTATTGTAATCATCAGGCACATCATAGTTCTGTGCTTTCAGATTCTTGTATAAAGTGTATAATGGTCTTTCTGCCATGATATATATATTTGTTTGTTACCAAATTCTTGTTACCGATTCTGTTACCATTTTACGCCAGTCTTCTTCTTTCCACCCTTGTTGGATGATGACGTATGGTTCTGTTTATGCTTACGCTGATAGGCTATCTTCTGAGCCTTCTTTCCTGCTGCCGTCTTAGGGGAGTAACCCATCTTCTTCACTTCCTTTGCAGCCTCAGCCATGCCCTCAGGGTCTTTTTCAATCAAATCCATATACTCATCAACCTCTCCAGAGTAAGAACCCTTTCTTGAGCCACCACTACCCGACTTGTTGGCACGGATTCGACCAGTCGCAGCATTGATACGCTGGATAGCCTCCTGTGCTTGCCAGTGGGAAATCTGCCCATCAGCCAGAGCCTTCTTGATAGTCAAGACTGCCTTCTTGTAATCAGCATCAGTCTGATACTTCATCTTCGACAAGTCAAGTCTTCTGTTTCCTTGGTCAATTCTCTGCTGCCCTTGGTCAACCTTCATATTGTTGATGTCGTTCTGCATATCGTGATACCTCATCTGCTCAGCTAGAGTCAGGTTATTCTTCCGAGCTTCCTCATCAAGAGCGAGTGCCCTCTGATACCCTGCCAGCCATGATGCCCGATTCTTTTCTCTCTGAGCATCCATATATGCCTTGCGTTTATTCACCGCCTTAGTCATATCCGAATCAGGATTGTGTACCACCTTGGCACCTTTGGTAGCAAAGTAGATATTGGATAGCGCACGGAGACCATCACCCAGAGCAGCAATACGAGCCTTGGTACGCTCCTTTTTCTCTCTGTTTGCCCTCTGCTCAGCAGTTTCCTGCTGCTCAGGATTCAGCATCTTATACATGTCGGCATAAGATAGCTGCTTAGGCTGTTCTGCTGGCTCCTTCTTCTTCACGATAGGCACGGATGGTTTATCCTCCTCATCACTAGGCACTCCCTGATTCACATCTACCCCATTGGCGATGGCTTGCTGAGTAGCGATAGTCTTAGCCCTAGCCGCCTTCATAGCATCATCGGTAGGAGTGGCAGCATTCATCTGGTCAACCTTCTTGCCAGCCGCATCAAGTTGCTGCTGGGTGAAGACTGGAGCCTGAGTCTGTGCCACCTTCTGAGCGGCATCCGCCCCACTCTGCTGCTTGTTGAGAACACTCTGTGTAGTCTTCAAGCCATTATTGTGTCGTAACATATCTGATGCTTTCATAGGCTTATGCTTTTACTTTCTGTTCTTGCAATTTCACTCCAAGGCTATTCAGTTCACCTTGCGATGGCAGCCCAGTAGTCTTCGCCTTCAAGCCAAGAACATCATTCGGATTCTTAGCGATACCATCCAACTGCTGCTGAGTCACATTCATATTCGGAGCCTTCTTTGCTCCAGCACCACTATCAAGCGATGCAGCGATATTGGCAGCCGTACCAGCTACTCCTGCCACGGCATTGGCGGTATCAGCAGCCTTCTCAGCTTCAATGCCCATCTGCTGATTATTCAACTGGTTCTTGCGCTCTCTATACTGCTGCTCGATGTTATCCTTTCGGGCATCATTTGCAGCCACAACCTGTGAGGTAGTATCAGCAAGAGTCTTGTTGTTCGCCTCCTTCACAGCGGTTGTTGAATCCTCAGTACCACCCATCACCGCCTGTCTGCCCTTGGCAGCCTTGTTGCGGTTCTTAATCTGCTCCTGCATCTGTGTGAGCAAGCGCACCGTGTCAGCACGCTTGGTCGGGTCGGCATTGTATGTTCTGTCATACCACGCCTGATTTTCTCTCTGTTGCTGGGCAATCATCTGCTCCTGCTTACGTCTCGCCTTGCGGTTAGCTATACCGCCAGCGATACTGCTTGCAAGCCCAAGCCCAGCACCTATTAAAGCTCCAAACATATATATGTATTTTAATTATTAATAATGTGGCAAAGTTAATAATACTCCCTGAAAATCGTATTTTATCCGTTAATACTCGTGTCCACGAATCAAACATTAACGGATAAAACTCACATATAAATAATAATTTGTACCTTTGCAGCATTAATAGACAAAGAAAATGGCAACAGAAAGAAATTCTAAAGGACAGTTCGAGAAAGGACGAGCAAAGACTGGAGGAAAGCAAAAGGGATATGAATCTCCTATCAAGAAGGAGTTCCGTGAGCTATGTGCCGATTTTTCTAGAGAGGCTTGGGATGATTTCATGGAAGCATGGCATAAGTGCGAACCTAAAGACAAGGTATCAACTTTCATCAAAATACTGGAGTTTAATTGCCCTAAGCTACAGACCGTCACTCTTGACGATAAGCGTGAGGTTCACAATGCGCTTACCGAGAAGTTAAGACAGATGTCAGAAGAGGAAGGATGATTCTTTTTCGTTTAAATAGTACGATTGTTTTTTCATAGGTTTTAGGTTTAGTGGTTTTAAGATTGTAAGTTAGGATAAGAGTAAGGGGAATGCGTGAGCACTCCCCTTCTTGTTTTGCCATATTTTGCCCCACAAGTGTTAAATTCGTGTTAAAATCAAGAAAATGTTTGGTTATATCCAAACTTTTGCGTACCTTTGCAGCAGAATTAAGAATCAGAAGTAATAACATTAAAGCCCTCGCTATCACGGTCAAAGCAAAAGTATGAAGAAGAATATCGACAACTACATTGGCAGTATCGTTCACGATAACGAAGATGCCATTATGAATGGTTGGTACAGCAGCATTGCAGACTATATCATCCACAACGCTGAGAATGGTGCAGGTTGGTATGAGTACTTTGATGATTCAGAGACCGAGGATAACTTGGGTGAGCCAACACAAGAGCAAATAGACGAGTTGGAGGCTTATCTTGAAGAGAATTACAACTATCTGCCTGAGTAGGATTGGGAGAACAACGTAGAATTTGAAGTAGAAGAAGTTTGGTAAAATGTCAACACTAAAGGCAAAAGAAGTTATCAAGGAAAAGGGCATGACAATCGAGGGAGTAGCCTGCAAGATGGGAATCACCAAAGGTTCCCTATCTGCTGCCCTCAGCGGAAACCCAACCGTCAGCTACCTGACAAGAGTAGCAGACGCTATAGATTGTGATATTAGAGATTTATTCAAATAGAAAAAGGGAGCCATCATTGACTCCCTTTTATCGTATTCACTATCAGCGACCGCCTCTAGCTCTTCTATCCCCAGCCATGTCCGTCTTGGAACCACGATTCACCGATGATGGCTTATACCTAATTCCTGATTTCGTGTGACTGGCGTCCATTCCCTTGCGAGAAGTTGCCCCATACTTCTTATCGTGAGCAGCGTTATGACGGGAGAGTTCCCTACGCTTAGCCTTCTGAGCAGGGGAAGACTCAAACTTAGTATCGTAAGCCGCCTTCCGTGCCCTAGCTGCTGGGTGAGTTCTATAGTATTCAGCAGATTTACTTACCATGTCTCTTCTTCATGTATTCTGTAGGAAAAGCAGAAGGAGCGGCACAATCAGGGTAACAATCACCATAATTTTCGATTACAACCTCCCAATCCTCAGCAAAAATATCTGAGACAGATGGAACCCAAGAATCAGCACGACCATCAGGATTGATAATCAACATCTGATTGGTATAATCAATGTGCGCATTCTCACGACTCAGCAGAATGTTCTTAGCAGACTGAGGCAGCGACTGCATATTAGGGATGATGCCGCCTTCAATATGTGAAGGAATCTGCTTAACAACAAACAAACCCTTGCCATTCCATCCCTTGCGTCTTACCGCAAGACCTGACTTCAAAGCCTCAATAACCAAACCAAAATCCATTTCGCCAAATTTACGATAAGCAGCATCAAACACACTCTTAGGAGACCATGAACGATAACCATCATTATAAACTACAAGATAACCATCTTCCTCAACGGTTGCTGGCTTAATTTCTCTACCTAGCACATACTGTGCATCTTTTAAAGGCATAGGATTTGCCTGAACTACTTTTGTGCCAATATACTTTGGCATTCTACATAAATTTTCACCCATAATTAAACTATTTAAAATTAATATATCTATCTCCAATAAAGTTCACGATGTTCCCTTCTTAACAAATCACCAGTTCTACACCACCAGTCATTCGGACTCGCTTTAAGATACGCTTCCTCCTCTGGGCAGTACTCTTCATGAGTAAGAATAGGATGAGAGGTAGGCTTGAACTGATGCACACACAGCAAGTCTGCATGATTGCCGCCATAAATGCGTGGTGGCATAACATCTTTCGCCTGATGCCAAACCTTGTTGAGGTCGATGAGTTCAACCCCATCCAGTTCCTTCAGGACATCATCAATCTTACCCATCACACGATTCAGGACTTCTGCCCTATCCGTTCCACCCTTCGCAATTAACCACTTGGCATCGCTCAGGGCATCTCTAATCAACATATCCAGTTCCATAAGCCAAAATTTTAATTATTAACTTCGTTCAATATCTTAATAACTCTGCTAAACATAGAGCCAGCCCAGCTATCATCCCCATTATGATGCAGATGGATATAGTCATACACCGCTCTATAGAAGGTCTCGGAAGTATAGCACAAGCCGTAGTCTTCCGTCTGAAACTCATCCTTGGCGGTCAACTCGTCACACTCCAGATGCCGCTTATGAGCTTCCATCTTTCCATCTACCTTCAAGACCTCATACCCATACTCCTCGCCCTTATGAATAGGGCAAAGGCACAACTCACATTGATGCTGCTTGCGAGCAGTTCTTACCTGACAACTGATTGACTCTATCTTCATGATAACTTGTCCACCTCCCTTCAAGTAAAGAATAAAAACTATTCATCACATGAGACTTAATCTTTTCTTGAAAGAAACTATTAGCATAAAAACTACATATTCCAAACAAAGAATAAGCAGGAACATCTTTGAAACAACCATCCAAAACCTTCAACAGTCCTAGATGTGTTTGTCGAACTTTTAACTGACATAGACCATTACCTATATTATATCCCTTAGCATATCCTTCCTTAAATGCAGCATCCTTAATTTCTTTTATAGTCTCTTCATTCAGGTTTGCATTAGTCAGCAACTCCTGATACTTGTCATAGTCAACAATGACCTTTGCTTTTTCTTCCTTTTCCAT